CTTGGTAACCCGCCTCTTCAGTTTGATTTGCTTATTTCAAGTTGAGAGTGGGGTACTAATTATATTTACTTACCACTCATTATACTGACAGGAGTTATTTATGGCGCAACTTGATCCAAAAAATATCAATAAAATCGTCTTAGCCTATTCAGGTGGTCTTGATACGTCCATCATTGCCAAATGGCTGCAAGAAACCTATGATGCAGAAGTCATCACTTTTACCGCCGATATCGGTCAGGGCGAAGAAGTTGAGCCTGCGCGTGCCAAAGCTGAAGCGATGGGCATCAAAAATATCTATATCGAAGACTTGCGTGAAGAGTTCGCTCGTGATTATGTTTATCCAATGTTTCGCGCTAATGCCATCTACGAAGGCGAGTACTTACTTGGCACGTCTATCGCTCGTCCGCTTATCGCCAAGCGTTTGGTTGAGATTGCTAAAGAACACGATGCTGATGCCATCAGTCACGGCGCCACTGGTAAAGGTAATGATCAAGTGCGTTTTGAGCTAGGCGCGGTCGCTTTGTCTCCTGATATTGTCACTATCGCGCCTTGGCGTGAGTGGGATTTATCAAGCCGTGAGAGCTTGATGAAATATGCTGAAGAGCATGATATCGCAATCGATTACGCTGGTAATAAGAAAAAATCTCCATACTCTATGGACGCAAACTTACTGCATATCTCCTATGAAGGCGGTATATTAGAAGATCCATACATGGAAGCAGAAGAGGATATGTGGCGCTGGTCAGTGAGCCCAGAAGAGGCGCCTGATGAGCCGCAATATCTAGAGCTTGAATACAAAAAAGGCGATCTCGTTGCTATCGATGGCGAAGCGCTCAAGCCTTATGAGGTGATGATTAAGCTCAATGAGCTTGGCGGCAAACATGGTATTGGTCGTTTAGATATCGTTGAAAACCGCTACGTCGGTATGAAGTCGCGTGGCTGCTATGAGACGCCAGCTGGTACTATCATGCTAAAAGCGCATCGCGGCATTGAGTCTTTGACACTAGATCGGGAAGCGGCGCATCTAAAAGATGAGATCATGCCACGCTATGCCAAGATTATCTATAATGGCTACTGGTTCAGCCCTGAGCGTCTTATGCTACAAGAGCTTATCGATAAGTCGCAAGAGTATGTCAACGGTACAGTACGTGTGAAGCTGTACAAAGGCTGCGTGAGCGTCGTTGGCCGTAAATCAGATGATTCACTATTTGACGAAAAGATCGCCACTTTTGAAGATGACGCGGGTGCTTATGACCAAAAAGACGCTGAAGGTTTCATCCGTCTAAACGGTCTACGTTTAGCGATCGAAGCCAGTCGCGGTCGCGATCTATCTAAATAAAACGACCCAATGGTATTTTTAGACTTATAATAAAAAACAGAGACTGATAGTCTCTGTTTTTTTTATGCAAAAAGGCTTTTATCGCTAGAGTTATTTCGGTAATGCTCATATCCCAAAATACTGCTGGATTAATACCTATCATACCAATACAAACTTCAATCCATCTTTGGTATGGCAGTTCAGCTTCTTCGTCTATTCCTCTACTGGACTTTTTTTTTCGTCAGTATCGTCATCAACATTCAAAGCCAAAGTTACCAACTCTCCAGCCATCTTAATAGCTTCTAACAAGCCTATCTCTGCAATCAACCCTTTAACTTCTTTGTCTTGTAGATTATTTCCACCAGCCCTTAAAGCTAAAGTTATAACAGAAATTATCTCGGTCATAGTAATATCAGCTTGTGCTAATTTATTACCTAACTTCAAAATACTACACCCTAAAGCCTGTTCTATCCTAATAATCGTATCAAGGCTCATTCTTGCCTTGTATTCTTCATCATTAAACTTTAGTAGCTTTTCTGCTTTCAGCTTGTTTATGCTCATTGTTTTTCTCCGAATTGGTTAATATTACAATTACTTCATCTCTATCGCCAAGATTCTTTGCGTAGCTGATTGTGTAAGATTTCTTGTCAATTTTAATTACATCTGTATCTTTGAAACCCTTGTAATAAGGTATTTCTATTTCAACATTGTTTTCACCAATGTTTACTTGTGCGTCTAATTTCTTAGAGCCAACTTCTATTGCTTTCAATTCCCACATTATGGTCTCCCAATATCTATTGCTTGTATGGTAAGTGTACCACTAGCTGAAGTTCTTATCGCACTTATAAAATATCCATTTGGAATTGCGACAAATGCTTCTTCGCCAATGCCTATATGCATATCGTTTGCTGTTGCGGCTGTTCCACTAGCTGGATTAATACTAATATGACAAGCTGTGGTCGGACATAATCTCACCACTCCACTTGGAATTGTTAATGCACTTGTGGTCGCTGAACTGTCTGTATAAGCCAATGCAGTATTGTTAATCACTTGATAAATCATAATTTACCCCCTAATTAAACTGTTGCAAATGTAATCGTACCAGCACTCTCAAATGACATTGAGTAAGTAACTTCTCCATTATAACTACCAGCATATTCAATACTTACCACCTGCATACTTCCAGTAAATGTGCCAAAATCTGGAATTATGGTCTGAAAATTACTAAATGTTGAAGCTGCAAAAGCTGTCCTTACACTTGCTTCACTAGCAGAATCAGTAAACACCCCAGAGCCACTAACACTAAAACTTTGAATCCCAGCGTCAGGTAATAATGTTCTTACCTTTGATGAATCTTTATTTGTTACATCTATTGTTTCTGCGTTCATTGTGATAGAAGTATCTCTTAGACCAGCAACAGTTGTAAATGTTTCTGGGCTACCAGCATTTCCTATCTTGACAAGTAACGCACTACCTTTTTGTACTGCCATAATATATCTCCATTAAAATTAACTATCATACACAATCACATTCAAGGATAGCACTCCATGTCTAGTAATTCCATTATTTTCTACAAGTGTAATTGTGTTCCTTACTTGACTTACTACCATGTCTGCACCAGATACAGAATATGTGGTGTCGTGTAGTAACTCATAAATTCTTTCCATAGCATTAGATATTTCTTTTTTACCTCTATATTCTGACCAAACATCAATATCTATATTGTATTCATTGCCATCTAAATTCTTTGTTCCTCTGTTGATAACATTAATATTGCCTATAACAACATAAGGATAAGATGTATCTTGTGGCACATTATCAAATATTTTGTTATTACCAACAATAACATCTAAAGTGCTGTCGCCATTTAAGGTTGAGTAAAGTATTGTTTGTAAGTCAAATGAATGAAAGCTCATGTTATTTTTACATTCCCCAATGATATATCTTTATATTTTCTATTAGCATATTGCTTAGTGTCTTTGAAGGCTTGAGATTCTTTACCCATAAAAGGTCTTTGCAATCCACCTCTAGCAAAACTTTGCTCTAATATGTTTGCATAACTTACTCTAGTTTGAACTGCTGAAAATGGTTTATTTGGAGTTGCTGGTTCTATAAAGAAACTATTAACTAATCTTCCTGTATCTACTGCTGGTGGATTATCTTTTAAACTAGCTTGATGTTTTATACCTTTTTTAACATAAATAATTCCACCTGTAGAGCTTTGCATATTTTTTGTAATATGGTTTCTAAACATATTGGCAACATTGTTCAGATAACCAGCAGTTTTAACATCATATAAGTCTAAGGCTTTATCAGTCTTTTGTTTCATCTTAGATTGAATTTTTACCTTGACTGTCATTAAGTTGCTACTCCTTCCTCTGCGTCTATGACTTGATACCTTTCTTTGCCCTCTAATAAAGAAGCCACATGCTGAATATTAAATAATTTTGAGTTGTAACTGATTCTATGTTTCGGTGTCAAAGATGAAATATATCTTATGGTAAAACGATAATTACTTCTATCCTGTATCTGATCGCCAAAACTGTTCTCTGTTCCAGATAAGTTTTCTACTTTAGCCCAAACTGTGTTTGCTGTAGAAAAAGAAGCTACTTGACCACCACCAGTATCAGTTGATGTCCCAAGTGATTGGATAACAATTCTGTTTCGCATTTCGCCTAACATTACGCACCCATTTGTCCTACATATTGAGCTTGACCTCTATATGGATTAACAGATAAAGATTTAATTCTATAAGCCTGTAATAATTGTGTTGCACTTGTTGGAGCTAATACTCTTTTGCCATCTAGTAAATCTCCTCTATGCTCAAACAAATAAGAGGAATATTCTAGGCAAGCTGATTTAATATCATAAGGAACTGCTGTAGTTGCTCCATATCCAGCGACATATTGAATCTCTAAACCATTAGCAACTCTTAAACTTGTTGGATAGCTTTTACCTTTCCTTAACACTATCTTTGCTGGAACACTTACATTATCGACATAATAATTTGAACTGGCAAAAGTGGTTGCTGTATCTGCGTCATCATGCGATTTAATATGCGTAACACTTGATACAGGGCTTTTTGGTAATAAAATATTTTTAGTGCTAATGTTTCTATCAATG